ACTCCTGCAACATTCGCAACTTGAGCATAAAGAACAATCGCATTGATTCCAGCAGCTGGTTTGTAAACTACCTGCTCTCCTGGAGCAACAGGAACTGCGAGTGTTATAAATTTATTAAGAGGTGCAACTGCCATTTTGTTTTATCTTAATGCAAGTATCAGTGGTGTAACTTCTGCCTGTATTGCCTTACTAAAGTCTCTTCCTCGAATTGTATTCGTGGTTTGATCAACTCTAATTCCTTCTCCAATATCAAAATTACCTTGTTGGTCTGTGCTTGTAAATGGTATTCTTGCACCGTCACGAGCAACAACCTCATTTTCTTTTATGGGAATAGATCCTTGAAAAGGTGTTGAGATATTTATATCTGTTCCTGTTCCAATATATTCGAAAGAGTGACCACTCGTAAGAATACGACTAATTCTTCTAAATTCTACAGATGTTCCGGCACCAACTAAATAAGGAATTCTTTCGGCAAGTATTACGGTTGCAGTTCCAGAAAGACTAGAGTCGGTCGAACTTTCAACCGTAAAATATATCGGTTCCGTTATTGCAGTTGCCGTTGCATTTCCATTTCCCTCAATTGTAACTTGTAGATTTTGACTTGGTAAATAATTTCTTCCACTATTAATTACATCAATCGAACTAAGTTGTCCGGTTTCATCATCCACCGTTGCCGAAACTTCTGCAATAATTCCTTCTGGTCCAAGAGGAAGTGTATTTCCACCTTGATCTTCAATTCTCACATTTGGAGGAGAAGAAGCACTATATCCAGACCCTTTATTAGTAATTTCGACTCTTGCAAGTCTTCGCAAAGGTGCCGTCAGAGCAGTACCAGGACCAACATCTTTAAACCAAATTGCCTGTCCATCAAATGGTCGTCTAAAAAGATTAGAAGTATCACGAATGTTTTGAATTACTATCGTATCAGTTTCTTCTGTTGTTGCAGTTAATACTTGTCCGGTAAATTCAGTTGCACCCAGTCCAACGGCAACAAGACCAAAATTACCAAATGATGAGTTAGAGTTGGTAAGGTCACAAGAACCCCCAGTATCACAATAAATTGCAATATCACAATTAATTGTAAAAATAGAAACTAACTGTGCATATCCACTATTAGTGATTGAAACTCCAATACCTGCCTCATTATATTGTGTGAATGAGTCACATACCATAGATTTTAAATCAGCACCAGGAGTAGAGGCAGTTGCATGATTTCCATCTATTTTCATACCAATACTAAAAGGCATAAAATTAGTACAGTTCCTAATTTAAGGACTTCTCCATCTTCCGGTTGGTCCTTCTGTGGCGGGTCCTGATTCAATAAATCCAGATACTGCAAATTTTGTCGAATCAAGAGGAGGAAATGCTACTGCACCACCACCACGATTAGTTTCACCAACCTCACAATTAAAGTTCATATTTTCGACTAAACATCCTCGTCTGACGTGAAATACATCTTTACCATTATTTTTAGGAATTACCGTCACCAAACGCAAATCTTGTCCGGTTACTGAAACATCATTCCTTAAACCAATTGGATTATTTTCACGATAAACACCGGAACGAACCATAATTGTATCACCAGGTTGAGCAATTTCTGCGGCACCGGCAATTGTTAATTTTGCATCTCCTTCTGTTTTTCCTCCATTATAATCATTACCATACTTATTCACAAAAATTAGGTTTCTTACATCTGCTCCGGGAGGAACCCATACTACCTTACCATCTGGTTGAGTAATATTAGGAGCGGCACTCAGATCACCAATAATGGCAGTTACAATACCGGCAGAGGTATAAATTGCTGAAACTACATTCGAACATCCGCCAAAGTTTTCATTAGACCCAACAGACGCATCATTTTGTATGGTTAAATCTTTGATTTGTTTATAAGTATTTTGATATGTCTCATATTTCTTAATTGTTCCAGAACCCACATAAGTATGATTAAGGGTTGATAATCCAACAAATACTTGAAATGTATTAATACCAACAACATTATAAACTGGGAAAATTCTTCCAGTTGCTAAATAATCACCATCAGGAAATGTAGAAGTTATTCCCGGATTACCACAATGAAATACAAGACCAGTTAATCTTACTCTTTCATTATCAGAAAGATTATGACTTGATGCGGTAATTGTTATAAGACCATCTATTCTATTATAACTTGCAGTAGTAATGCCTATAGAATTTGTATTTTTTCCAGTCCATAAAGTATTATTAATTACTGCCTGTGAAATTTGTGCGGCAGTCGTAATTGCAACGATAGTTGCCTCTTTAATACTATAATTGTTATTTGCATTTCCTATAATGTGAATAAGTGATGACCCATTATAATAAGAAAGACCGGCACCAACAGATTGAGAATTTCCCCCTCTTGTAATATCAAGTGTGATTGCCTTTAGAATATCTTTAATATCATCTCTACAAGAACTAACTCCAGAAATAACAAATGCCGGATTTTTATAATCAGTACTTGTAATAAATCCAACTGCCTCTGCGGCAATAAAATCAAGATTAAGTCTGATTAAATTTGCGGCATCAAAAAATCTATCAGCAATAACTTCTCCAGTAGCACCAACGGCAACCTGTCCTAATACTGTTCTTGGAGTTTTATAAAATTCTGTTTTATATCCTACATTTCTGTTTGAGTCGTATAATGCCTTTTGTAATAATACTTCTTTTGCAATATCCAATCCTCTTGAGGGAAGATTAGTTCCAATACCAACAGAACCAATTCCGGTGGTTGTAATAACTGTTCCGGCAATTCCAACCTGAAGTGTGGTTTTAAGTGTTGTTGCACCATCAACATTAAGAGTTAAATCAATATCGGTTGCACCACCAATATTAGTTGCACCACCAATATTAACAGCACCTTCTACACCAAGACCACCTTGAGTAATTACAAGAGCACCATTATCTTTAGTTGTAGATGGAGTGTTTGATTTAAAAGTTACAATACCATCAACATCAAGAGTCGAATCAATATCGGTTGCACCACCAATATTAGTTGCACCACCAATATTAACAGCACCTTCTACACCAAGACCACCTTGAGTAATTACAAGAGCACCATTATCTTTAGTTGTAGATGGAGTATTCGCAGTAAAAGTTACAATACCATCAACATTTAAAGTTTGTGTAATATTTGCGGTTCCAGTTACATCTAATTTAAATTGCGGATTACTATTTCCAATTCCAACATTAGTATTTCGGTATATACCACCAGAAGAAGTGAGGTCCCAATAATCATAAACATAAAAATCTGCAATAAGTTGATTGGTAGTATTTACTTCTGCCTGTATAGGATCTGTAGTAATGCCTGATCCTATACCAGTTCTTAAATTAATTGCGGAGAACGATTGACCGGTTCCAATTAAAACTTCATCATTATAAACAAGAATACCTAAAGCATCTAAAGGATTTATTTCTACCCACCTAATCCCAAAAACATCTCTTGAAAGATAAAATCCTGTGGACCCAGCAACACCAACACTATCAAATATATTTTGAGAAATACCAATACTTCCAACAATATCTAATTTGTGTTTTGGAATAGTAGACCCAATTCCAATATTCCCATAATAAGTTGATGCTGCTCCAACAATATTTGGATTAGTAGATGCAATTGCTGTGAGTATTGTTCCACCAAAACCAACATCAAATCTTTTGGTAACTGTTGCAACACCAACAGTAAAACGATCAAAAGTTACATCATTCTCAAAGAAAACAGGACCAAGAAACGTACTAACACCACTATTAGTAAAATTACCATTAAATTTAATACTACCATTTACATCCAGAGTTGCTTGAGGGTTTGGTGTTCCAATACCCAACCTAACCAAACCTGGATTATAAACAAAATTACTATTTACATAAGGTGGTCTAAATTCTTCTGTTGTTTCATTTAATAAAATATAATAAGGTTGATTTGCAGTTGTCCCAATACCAACTTTCTTGATATCTGGATTTTCACGAAGATATAAATCTAATGCAACTCCAGAAAGTTCAGTAGATGTTCTTATACCAGTTCTATTATCAACAAGAAGAATACTCATAGAAAATACTGATTATAAGTAGAATTATTCAAAGTGTTTATAACATTATTTACAACATTTTTTCTTTGATTTATATTTGCTTCAGCAAAAATATAACCATATCTTTCTGTATATTTTTTTTTATTTTCTGCTTTAAATGTGTTTGTTCCATTAAATAATTCATCTCTTTGTAATCTTAATGCAATAATTTGATTTTGAACTAAACTAAATGAGGCAGCATAAGAAGAACAAGACGTTGGTGGGCAAGTACTTGTTCGTGTAGTATCAATATCTGGTATAAATTCACTTCCAATTCCAGAACTTGCAACAATATAAGTATCAACACCAATTCCAAGAATAGGTGAACCAACATTTGTAACAGTAAAGGTAGCACCAGCAAATGAAGATATGGTCAGTATATTATTAATTGCATAACCAGTTCCACCGTTATTTATAATCACACTTGAAACCGATCCACCAGCGGAAACCACAATATCTGCCTTTGCTCCAGTTCCAGCACCACCAACCAATGTTCTTCCATAATAGGTAGAAGATATAAAACCAGAACCAGGATTCGATACAATAAGTTCTAAAATAGAATTTTGATCTGCACCAACAACAATAGTATTACTGCCAATTCCACTATTGAATGCTACTGAACCATCAGTTTTATTTAATTTTCCAAATGGGTTTGTATCAGTATAAGTCGTATCTTCAATATTCATACGATGTGCTTTAGCTTGTTCGTAATAATAAGTACTACCAATGCTTATTTGATTGCTATTCTCATCCGTTATATAAGTACCACATCCACAAACAATAGCAGACGAAGAAATACCAGCCAATTCGTATATTTTTTTATTAATATCAACAGTCAATTGTGCAATTTGTTGATCTAATTGTGCAGTTGGAGAAATTAACTGATTAATATTTGATTGTATTACAGTTTTAACATCACCAAGAGTTATAATTTGTTTATCTATATTATCAATTTCTACTTGATACTTGGAAATAATATCTTTTTTAGCCATTAGTCTTCAAATTCCTCTGGATAATCGTGTAAAGAAAGACCTTCATATTCAACTACTAATCTATTTACATCTTTTCTTTCTGCTGTTATATAGTAAGAAAATTCCAATTCATCTTCTTCATATTCTACATATATTTGATTATCTTTAATTTCTAAAACATATAAACATTTTGTTTTTCCATATGGTGTTAAATGTGCCGTAATTGTTTCTTCGTGTACCAATCCCGTCCAATAATCTGGAAGTAAAATGATTTTTTCCTTTTGCTTTCCACGAACATAAACACCACATTCTGGACCTTCAAGTGAAACATAACGAAGTCTTTGACCTTCTTTTGTTGGATGTTGAATATCAAATGGTTTTACACCAAAAGTTCCAACCGGAGCAGAAATAATCGTAGCCCCAGTAAATGCTCCAACATTAAATCCAACGTCTGTACTAAAATTTAATCCATTTTGAATTTTAACACCTTGGTCAATATCAACACCAAGGGTTTGAACGAAACCATTATTAAATGATGCACCATTATTTACAGATAATCCATTATTTGTTGCAACTCCAAAAATATTATGATTTCCAAGATGATTAGACATTCCAGAAACTTCAAGTGAAGCAGGAAGTGCCCCTAATCCAGGAACTGCTAATGGTGGCCCAATCATTACTGCTGCTCGTGCAACACCTGGTTGTGGAGTTCCACCAAAAAAAGAAACACCAGAATTAACTAATGTTCCAGATACAAGACCCAATGCACTACCAGCAGTTGCAACAGAAGTATCAACATCACCAATTAAAACTTTTGCAAATTCTCCATATGGTATTTTAGACATTTTAATTAACCACAGGGGGATTTGAAGAATTTTTTAATTTCATCAAGACCATTTATGATTTTTGAAAGTAAACTACCATTTAAGATTGCTTCGTGTCCTTCGGTCATTTCCATACCAAGTTCTCCGTGTATTGTAGTGCTACCACCAACTATTTTTGTATCTAAAGAACCCAATACATTTACAGTTGTTCCTTGAATATCTACTCTTGGTGCATCAGTTTTAATAGTTTTTGCCGATTTCATAAAAACAATTCCAGATGCATCTGTTGCTTCAATCTGTACATTTTTTCCCTTTAACACAACATCTCCATTTTTTGCTTCAATTACTATGTTTCCATTTTCTGATGTTAATGTGATTGAGGTATCAGTATTTTTTGCTTTTGTACCAGATCTAATTTCAATTGATTTATTTGATCCAATTTTCATATTTCCTTGTTTGTATATTTGTATTCCCTGTTTAGTGTCCGTAGTTAAAGAATACTCTGCAATACCGTGTCCTACAGTAGGGGCATTCATTGAAATCTCAACACCATTAATATGCTGACGAAAATAATTTTCTAACTTTTTTTCGACTATTTCATTTATTTTTTGTTGAAGTTCTTCTTCGGTCATACGCAATCCACCACATTAATAACTTGTTTTTGGTCAATAACTGATTGTAAGTTTCCATTGTTTCCAGTTTCAGTTCCAGGAAGAGTATATTTCATTACTGGAATAACCTCTGCTCCAACTCCTGTATTAGTATTTATAGTGATTATTGGACGCTCAGTAAATCCACAAATTGGATCATTTATCTTTTGTGCTTTTACTATTGACCCATTAGGAGAAACAATAGGTATATATGTATTTTTTCCATCAGTAATTGTATCACCACTCGTATAACCAATACCAGGCGATAATACATGAAGATCTATAATACATCCCGACACTGGACCCAGAGGTTTCCGAGGTATCGGTTTCGGTATTGCTTTAATAAGAACAAAGATATATGATTTTTTATTATCAAGTTTTAAAACAAATACTACATTTTTGTCAATATTATCTTTAATATATTTTCTATTTGTTCTAAATGTAATTTCTGATTTTTGTTGAGAAACCTCAAAATTTCCTCTCAAAGAAGCATTTGTTAATATATTAGAATCGATTCCAGTAATAGTATATGAAACCAAAGTATTATCTGGTATTTCTTTTGTATCTAACGTAATTGTAAATGAATCTCCAGCATTTACAAAATCACTAGAACTTGATAATCTATATTGAGGATTTTTGACAATTTGTCTTTTCTTCTTAATAATAACATTAATATCTTCATTATAATCATTAAGTTTTAATGTAAACAATTTCATATCATCTAAAAGAGATTGTTTAGTTTTAATAGTCAATGAAGAAGTTTCGTCTTTAACTATAAATGTTCCAGTCAAAGAATTGTCAATATTGTCATTATCAACTCCACTAATAGTATAATCATACCTTGGTTCGTCAATCGCACCAAAGGCTTTTAAAGTAATTACAAATTCATTTCCTTCTACAATTTCATTTTTGGAAGTGGTTAACGTCAAAAGTATAGATGGATCTTTTCTATTTGTTGATCCTACTCCTACTCCTGAACATATATTATTATAATTTCCAGGACAATAGCCAGAACCACCAGAAATCACAATTGCTCCCGTAATTGAACCACCGGCACCAATAATAGCATCTACTTCTGCTCCTTGCCCATAACCACTATTATCAATAATCGCAATAGATAATGGTGAACTATAACCAGTACCACCAGCACAAACCACTACATCAAATATAGAACCATTTGCTACTATAGGTGTAAGTTGTGCTGCATTAGTTGAACCAAAAGCTACAGCAATTGGTGGAATACAATATGAATATTTGTATCCAAAAGGAACAGGTGATAAATCGTATTGTGTTTGTGGATTTGAAGTTTTTTCATTACATTCACCAAAAGAACTGTTATTACTTCCAAATAAACTAATTGAAGCAATAGCACCTTCAATAGAAGACAAATCACCACCTAAACCTTTTGCAATTTTATTTAATCCAGATAAATTAGACCCATTATAATCATAACCCTCAAGACCACCAGTAGAAATACCTGAAGATATTGTAGTCAAATCTTTACTAATACCTTTTAATACATTGACTCCCTCAAGTTGTTTAGTCCAATCATCAGAACCTCTTTGCAATGCAGCAGACGTAGAAGATATCCATTCACTTGGTTTATTGCATTTAATTTCATCACAACTAATAAAATTATAAATTTCTGTTGCTAATGTGGATGCCTGATTTAAAATTCCACTAATAGTTCCCAGTCCACCAGTTAACCATTGAACACCTGAAAGAATAGGTTCAAGTAATTCTTCAATCAAACTCATCAATTTTGCAAGAATACCAGATACTGCCTGTTCTGCTGCACAAATTGTTGGATTTATTACACCATTAATCATATTTTCTAACATTTTAATTACAAAATCTATCATTACATCAATTAATTTTTCAAAAATACAAAAAATTTGTTGTAATAATGTTTTTGTTGCTTTTTGTGCAACTGGTCCGGTAAGTGAGTGTGCTGGGTTGATTTGTTTCTGTAATCCCAAAAACTTTTTAAATAAACTAATCAAACATTTAATAATACCATCTCTTATGCTATTAATAATTTGTTTAACGATACCACCAATCTGTCCAGCAATATTTTTAATAGTATTTGCAATATCTACAATTTCATTCAATAATGGGTCTATAAATTGTCCAATTGATTTTTCTAATGTATTCACAATAGCAATAAAATCTTGAATAATTCTTGTAATTCCTCCTATCAAATCATTACTACAACGACTTGGAATACGAACAGGTTTGGTATTTTTAATTTCAAATGCAGCAGCAGCTGAAGATGGACCATCCGACCAAAGACAAAATGCTTTATTTGTAGTTCCTTCTACAGTTGATGTTCCTGGTAATGCAGGAATTTGTGGTAATGATTTTGGTTTTGATGATGGTCTATTAGTAGATGGTATTTTATTTCCTGTATAAAGAGGAGCATTTTTAAATTGAGTTTCTCCTTCTTTTCTTTTTAATTCATCATCTGTGCTTTCTTTTACATTTGCATTTCGGTGAAGAAGACCAATAATAACTGGTTGTTGTGCATCTTCTCCATCCAAAAAGAAACCAACACAAGTTTCTCCACCCTGAAGTAACATTGTGCTTCCATTTGCTGCATTTCCTGAAGCAGCATCCAACATCACTTGAGCCCAAGGTAAATCTTCTTCCTTTAATTTATCATCAAATGGATGGTAACCAATAATTCTTACTTTACATCTAAATCCTTGCTCTCCACTAAAAGCATTTCCTAAATTTTCCCGAAACCAAGTATTTCGTTTAGCAACTCTACCAATCCACCAAACGAAACCATCTTTTCCTATAATACCAGATTTTAATAAACTTTCTTCAATCATTGATTTGGTCCATATAATCCATAACTATCCCTAACTAATCGTAATGATGTAAGCATTTCATTTGGTGAAAAATGATGTCTCAATTCTTTAATTAAATAATTTCCACTTTGTTCTTTATCCACTTCTCCCGTTTGTGCGGATTCCATTTGTGGAAATTGTGCATAAATAATATCACCAGCTTTCAATTTTACATTACACGGGATATTGATATTTAGTGCTTGTGTGAATAGTAAATTATATCTTGAAAAAGATTTAGACATATCTGCATTATCTCTTCCACTTTGGGCAAAAGTTCCTTTCGAATCTAAAATTCCGTGATCTGATGCTCGTACTAAAATGCGAGTAATTGAATCACCAAATTGCTCTGATATTGCAATACTTTCATTTCCTCCGAGTGTCTTATCTCCAAGTTCATCCTTTAATCTATACTTATAAATATCCAATTCTTGAGTATACATATTATAAAAATAAGTTTTATTTACATACATTCCAACTCTTAATGATTTCATCAAATCAATATTTTTTTCATAATTGTAATTTAAAATTTTAAAATTATTATTCAAATCATTTGCTTGTATTGCACCAATACCATCAAAAGTATATTTGGGGATATTTTCTTTATCTGAACTTGAGTTTTGTATTTGTGTATTTGAAACTAAACTATCAATACTACGAAAATTAAATCCATCAATATTTTCATAAAACAAAAATCCAGATGTTCCCTTTGCTTCTTTTCCGGAATTTCCACTTTTTGAATATGCCGAAATTGATTTTGGACCCAACCAAGTTAAAATGTGAAATGGTTTTTTATTATTTCCAATAAAACTATAAGTATTTGATGTTTGTTCAATTTTTCCTATTTTAGTTGTTTGTAAAACTTTTTTTAAAATATTCTCAACGTGAGTATTAATATTTGCATTATTATATTTTTCACAACATCTTACAGTTTCATTTTGTAATGCTTCTTTTGAAGTTAAGTGTAAAGTAAAACTTTCACTTTTTCTTTGTGCATCTAAACCACTCAGTTTAGTCACAAACATTGCTTTTTCACCATCCAATCTAAAATTACCAAAAACCGTTTCAATTTCCATCGCAACACTTTCTCCTCCACGAATTGGAAGTCCATTAAAAATAGAATAAGCATTCATCAAATCAATCGTCATTGTTATACAAGGAGATAATATATCCTCATAATAATCAATTCCAAGAATTGAGTTTGTTATATCAATTCTTTTAGTTCCATCCAAAGATGCAATAGTAACTGACTGATATCGTAAACCGGATACTGCTATAGCCATTATGCTGCCGAGAGATTAGTAAGAAGCATTGTCTTCCATAAACTATTTAATATAGCACCTTCACTTGGTCCAGGAAGAATTACAGTTCCTCCACCTCCGCCACCACCAACAGGAATAAATACTGGTTTTTGTTGTTGTCCTCCACCACCACCACCTTGATTGCCTCCTCCCATCATTATAGGCATTATGGTTACACTTGATTGTTGTTGGTTATATGTTGGATATTGTTGTATTGATTGTTGTGGTAGTTGTGATGTAGGAACTACTTGCGGTGGTATTGTTTTTTGTTGTTTTATATATCTTTGGTAATCATCATACATTTTCCCAACAACCATTTTTTTATCACCTTGAATATTACCAATCCCCTCTTTATATTTTTCTGGACTTTTTACCATTTCTTGTATTTTAGTGTCTTTATAAAGTTCCGATGGTTGAAGTTCTGGTTTAATTCCTGTAATTTGTTTTTGTTCTGCAAAAAATTGTTGTCCTGTTTTTGGTTTTTGTTGATAATCAGTAGAAACTTCCCCTAGTTTTTTATCTGCATCTGTTTTTGTTTTTTTCTCTTGACTTTTCTTTACTTTAACTTGTCCTCCAAATCTAAAATAACTATCAGCAACTCCACGACCATCTACTGCTTTTGTTCCTGGTCCACCTGGTCTATATTCAAAGTGAACGTGAGCTCCCTTAGAACGTCCTGTATTTCCCTGATTTCCAATTACTGTTCCTGCTTCTATTCTTTGTCCTTTTTTTACCTCTACTTTACTCAAATGACCGTAAAAAGTTTCTGCTCCATTATCGTGTTTAACAGCAACCCAATTTCCATATCCATCTTCAAAACCAGTATCAATAATTCCTGGTTGTATGACTGATACAGGTGCAGATGCAGATGGACTTGCAAAATCTACTCCATTATGATGTCTTCCCCATCTCTGCCCAAAAGCTGAAGTAAAATTTGATGATGGTTTATCTCCACCTTCCGCAGAATATGTTTCTCCTGGTTCGGTTGGTTGTTCTCCTGGTTGCGTATCATAAGAAGTTTCAACAGAACCAGTAACATCTTCCATTGGTTTATTTCCAACCTGTTCTACTTTTCCAAATAAACCAGAAGAAACACCTTGTTCAAACTTACTTACAGCAGAACTAAATTTGCTTATCATATCACCAAAATTACCACCACCAGATGCTGCTCCTTTTTGTTTTGCTTCTTGTTTTTTTAATCTTTCATCTAATTTTTTCTTTATAGAACTCCCACCTTCATATACTCTATCAGCAGCATAACCACCTAGAAATCCACCAGCCATACTACCAAGAACAAAACCAACTCCAGGTATTGGAATAAGTGCTTGTCCGATTGCACCACCAAGTAAACTTCCAGCAAGAGAACCACCAGCACCTGCTGCTGCTTTTCCTACACTTTCCCCTTCTTGCAATCCAGTCGCAAAATCAAGTCCAGCGAATAAAGCATTTACAACTCCTACTGCTCTTATTCCGCCAAGTTTTAATGTTGGACCCTTCGCTATTGGTTTTGGTGCTTTTATTCTTTTCGGTAATCTTCCTGGTTTTCCTGTTTTTCCTTTTGCAGGAAACATATTTCCCAAGAACCCAGCAACATCAAGAGCACCACTTGCAAGTGATCTTAACAACCCACCAGGTGCTCCAAATGATGATGCAATATTTAAATTTGCAAGTTCTTTTATTTTTTTCTTTTCTGGAAGTTTAAGTTTTTCAAGTTCGACAGTTTTGAATTGCAAAAATTGATTAAACTGAACTAATTCTTTTTGTACCTTAGGTAAAGTTTTTGTTCCCTTTGCAAAAAGAACAATATTATTAGAAGCAGAAACAAGTGGAGAAGAAAGTAATTTAGCCATTATCCGTCCACAATATTATAAACCATTCTCGAATATAATGTTAAAAAGTTATTCGGATTTGATGGTGGTAAAAATGGTTGAGTAGGTCCTTTTTGTTGTGGGGAAGGAGGAGCAGAAATGCCTCCGCCACCTGATGGTTGTTGTTGTGCCTGTTGCCCTCCGCCGCTCATACCAATTGGAAGATAGTTCACTTGAGGTTTTGGTTGTACTGGTTGAGAGACAGTTGATACTCTTTGTGCTACTTGTGCTTGTGTTCCTGGTGCTGCTTGTGCTTGTGCTGATGGTTGTGCAACAAATCCTTCCTTTTTAATTTTTTCTAGATTTTTTTGGTACACCTGAAGTGTAGATCCAGCTGTATTTTTTGATTGGCCATGATATGGAGTAAAACTCGCCCATTCTGGACCAAGAATCTCCATATCTTTTTTAGTTAAAGGTTTTGTTGGGTCAATACCTCTTCTTCTCGCAAGTTCAAGAATTATTTCATTTTGAACTTCTGGACTAAATTTTTGATCTTTATTAAATTTTTTAGAGTCAAGCAATCCTTTGAGAGTATCTGGCATTAGTTGTGGAGCACCGGTTGCACTAGAATTATATTGATCCTTTGCATAAGGAATAACTCCACCACCCAATCTACTAGGAAGACGATCAGTACCTCTTAATTTTGATGCTTCATACACTTCGCCTAACGTCATCTCAGTCAATTGTGGAACTTTTTTTCCTCCATATACAGTAGTATAACCAGCGCCCTCTTGTTGCATTACAGTTTGCACTAAAGCCATTTCTTCCGCTGTTTTTGCTCCACCAGGAGAAGCTTGGATATTGCTATTACCAGCACCAGAAGTATCACCAGGAGTTCCCTTTGGTTTTTCTACATTTCCAGCACTTCCGCCACCACCCCCAGAAGAAGACTCAGACGATTTTTTACCAGAACTTCCCTTAACTAAACTATCAATTGCTTTCGAAAATCTATCAATAATAGCAGACAATCCATCAAGTAAATTTCCAGGTATTTCTGGTGCAGAACTTCCAGGTTGTATTGCATCACTATCGGAAAGAGCATTTGTTGCAGCAGCACCAGCAGCACCCAATCCAAGAGCTCCAGCCCCAAGTGCAAGCATTCCTCCCCTTCCCATTCCTCCTTTTCTTCCACCAAGTCTTCTTGGTGCTGTTTTTTTCAATCCACCACCAGGAACATTAACATCTAAATCAATTCCCCCACCACCAGATGGACTTGTTTTTGGAAGATTTGATAATTGTTTTACAATTTTAATTATAACTTGACGAATAAGTTTTGCAACTTCAAAACTGTCGGTAAATGATTTTTGAAGTGCTTTTAAATTATCTCTTAAACCTTCTACAAATTTTCTTTTTCCAAAAAATTGAATAAATCCTATTACATCTCTATAAAGACCTAAAATCTTTTGAAGTACACCTGTCGGTTTTGCTTCATCTACTTTTTTAACCCGGTCTTGATAATCTTTTGAAAAATTACCAATAGATTTGCTAATAATATTTGTAACTGAATTATTAATTGTCTGTGCTTGATTGTTAAAATTACTAACTACGCCAGTAGATATTGTTTTTACAATACTACTAATATCTACTGGTGATGGTTGAACTCCTGCTCTTTGAAAATTAACAATCTTGTTTGCTGCTGACCCAAGTACACCTGCACCTACCGAAGAACCACCAGAAATAAAATTCTTCGCACTCAAAAGATTAGTCTTCTTTGTTCCTATAATAGTATCGGGATTAATAGCAGAACTAAGAGCCATTTGATTGTTGTTTGAGGTTTTCTTCTTCTATATGTTGCTGAAGTAATGTGACGTATATGTCTCGTTCCCAAGGAACCATTTCGCAAATTTCAGTAAGAGACCATTTATGATATTGCATTAAAGAAAAGTTAAGTTTAAAATATGACTCCAAATCCATATGAGCCATAATCAGCCGAAAAAACTGGTTAAACCCTCCAACGTAACTTCGCTTTCTACTTTTGTATTTGGATTAGTCACTTTAATAGTATGTGCAAGTTTCGGCATTGTTTCAAAGAATGTTTCGATTTCTTTAAATTGTTGTGCCGTTAAAGTTTCAATCCAATCCTTTAATTCTTTTGGTGTACAATCTGCTGCTGCCCAACTTTCGTCCTGTGTAAAAACAACATCCATACAAGATGAAATAATATCAAAAGATTTATCAATATTTGAAACTGTCTGCTCTTCACTAAAATCAAAATTAGATTTAATAAATTGATTAAGAGATGGATATTTCATTTTTAAAGTCAATTTATCATCAAGACAAATATTAGTTGTATGTTTTTCGTTTCTTTGAACTTGTATTTCATCAATATAAATCGTAACTGGAACTTCAGTCACACCATCATCACTACAAGTAATAATCAAATCAACACTTTCTCCAACAGATTTTCCACGAACATTTAGAAAAATATATTCAATATCAAAAGTAGGTAGTTCTTCTACTTTAATACCTTTAGACAAAATACAATCTTTCAATACTTGCTTAATTGCATTTGTAATTTGTTTTGTATCTTGACTTTCAAGTGCTAAAAGTAATATTTTTTCTTCTTTTACAAGAAATGGACGATATTTGATTGCCTTTTCGGTAGAAGGTAAAATCAATTCATATTGTGGTGTTGAAATTTTAGGCAGGGTCATTTTATATATTTTCAGTAATGTTATTTATCTTTATTTTCTGGTATTATTTTTAGTTACAGTATAACGACTATAACTAAAATTGACTGTCGTTTTTGTTACAGTACTTCCCTCATAAGATAATGGAAGTGCTGTAAGATTTGTAGGAAATGCATCAGTAAAAAAATAAGTCATCGAAATTGGACCTTTGGGTTTTGAATTTTTATTATTTGGATTTTTAATAAAATCTCTTTCAAATTTTGTTATTGCAATATTTTTTTTATAAGTATTTGGATAACTAAATCTAAAATAATTATTATTATCTCTATATTTTGAATCTGATTGTCCTGTTGATGAACCTGAATATTTTGACTCTTTAGAATAAAGTGGGTCAATATAATTCATCCATTCTTCGAATAAACGAACTACATTATAATCCGAATCTACATAAAAAGTTAAATTAAAATCACTATAAATTCTACGAGTTGGAAATCTTTCAATTACACCCTGACGACTTCCATATTCCTCACCCATATCAAAAGTAGAACCGGGAAGTGTTGCTTCGGCACAAAGAAAATCATAGTTTTTTTGTTTTTCTGTCCCCAATAAACCACACTTAGTCAAATGAGCAGTTAATGCTGTTGGGTCACCCAAAAGTAAAGATACTTTAAATTGACTGGTTAATGAAAGACCACCAAAAATAGTTTGTATTTCTGGAATATTAACATATAAACTACCAATAGCATCTTTTGAAGCCATCTAAATATATGAATAAGGATTATATACTATGTATGTCCGCAAATAAAAATTACAAACAGGGAAAGTTCAAACCAAAGAATCCCGAAAAGTATAATGGAGACCCAACAAATATTGTATACCGTAGTTCTTATGAACTCAAAATGTTTCATTATTGTGATTTGACTGAAAATATAATTTCATATCAAAGTGAAGAATTTTGGGTTCCTTATGTATCACCAGTAGATAAAAAAGTACATAGATATTTTCCAGATATGAAACTGAAATATAAAGACAAAGACGGAAATATAAGAATAGTAGTTGTGGAAATTAAACCAGCTAAAGATTTAAAAGAACCACCCACAAATCCACCAAACCGAACGAAATCCTGGGCGTATGCCGTCAAATCTTGGGTAGTAAATCAAGCAAAATGGGAGGCTTGTCGTGAATACTGCAAAGATAGAAATTGGGAATTTCGTATCTTTACAGAAAAAGATTTAGGTATTCAAATATGATTGCCGATAAAATAATTAAAGAAGCAGGAAAAAAATATCGTTCAATATCTTGGTATACAAATGCCTTGATGAATGAACTATCAAATCAAGAAAAAGATATAAGTCAGATTGATACTGATTTTATTATTCCTGGCGATTTAGTATTTTTTATGTATTCTGCAAAATATCCACAAAAATATCTATTCTGGGATAGACAACCATTAGCTTATGTTATAAATGTAAATCCAAGACAAGGAATGTTCCTTGGTTCTAATCTTCATTATCTAAATCCACAATATCGTGGAGGTGTTGCTGCTTCATACATAAATAAAGCAGGAAACGTGAATGCACCAAGAAAAACATTACATAATTATCTTTTTTCTGGTGTGAGTAGTAATTTTTTCAAGGTCCCTGAAAGTGAGTGGAGAGAAGTATCTTTACTTCCAACCGAAAGATTTGTTGATAAAAGAGGACAACCAGTATTCAAATCCAGAGTTTGGGATTATCCAGATAACCAATCGGCACCATAAATGGCGGAAACAACAGTAAATAATGATTTTCATCCTGTTGCCCAAACACTTGGGTCTGATAAAAAAACACAGCTTACTTTTGACCCAGAAACTAAAACTGCTAAATTATATGTAATCGTAACTGTTGGTGGTGTCCAAACATCCAAATCAGAATTATATAATAATGGAATATGGAACACAGCAGGACAAACTCAAGTTTCTGATGATGATGAAAGAAAAAAAATACATCAAAAAATTATAGATAATTTTGAATCAAATAAAAAAAACTATCCAAAAGGTCTTCCCGAATTTGTTACAAAAAATACTCCTTCTCAAGATACTATAATTGGTGGAGGAACTCAACCATCACAACCTCAAGGTGCTCTCAATATTGGTATAGATACAATAAAAAATCTTCTTGATATTTTAACACTAGATCCAAATAAAATAAACGAAAAACTCAAGTTCGGTAATGTAGATGAAGTTATTAAAGGATATAAAAATTTACAATATCCAATTGATGCTCTTTACGGAGGAACTCAAGACCATTTAATCATTTCAATGTTTAAATATAAACCACCAGCATTTGATGCATTATTTAAAAAAGGTGGATTCAAAGATATAATCGATAATGGTTTACCAAGAGGAACTCCATTAAAAGAATACATAAATTCGGTAAAACTTCCAATGCCGAATAATATAAGTGATTCCAATAATGTTTCTTGGGGTGAAGGAGAGGGCATGAATAATCTGAGTGCTGCTATTACGTCTTATATTTCACAAAATTTATCTACAGCCGCATTTGGGCAAGGTGCGTTAGCACTTGGAGGACAAGCTGCAGGTATGGATACAAAAACATTAGCTTTACTTCTTACTGCTTCTCAACTTGGTGCCGACACTAGTAAACCAGAAATTCAAACATTACTCAATACAGCTATATCATCAAAATTAATAGGAAACTTGGGATTTTCTGTATCACCAGAAACCATTCTCGCAAGAGGTTTTGGTATTGTCCCAAATAGTAATATTGAATTATTATTTAACTCTCCAACATTAAGAGATTTTTCGTTTCAATACCGATTGAGTCCACGGAGTGAACCAGAAGCATTAAAAGTAAATCAAATTATAAGATTTTTTAAACAAGGAATGGCAGCAAAAAAATTAGATGGAAAGGGAGGTGCCCAATCTTACTTTTTAGGAACTCCAAATGTGTTTAAACTTCGTTATAGAACAGAAGGAGATAAACAAATATCAGGTGTAAATAAAATTAAAGTTTGTGCCTTGACTGGATTTTCTGTAAATTATGCAGCAGATGGAAATTGGGCAGCATATGATAAAGGCCAACCAGTTTCATCAATCATCAATATGTCTTTCAAAGAACTTGAGCCAATTTATGATACTGACTATCAAGAGGATATTCTTGATGGAAGATCAAGCACTGGTTTCAAATCCACTGGAGATTTGGATCCAATAGGACCAAATGATGTAGGATACTAAAATGGGATATTTTAACGAACTTCCAAATCTGGATTATCTATCACAATTACCAGATGCAAATTCAAATGAAACTTATATTACAGTCAAAAATCTATTCAAAAGAGCAAAATTAAGAACTGATATAGTTAATGTTATTACTGCATTCGAATATTATCAAATTGAAGACAATCAAAGACCAGATGTTATTGCACAAAAACTTTATGGTGATGCAGAACTTGATTGGGTCATTTTAATCACAAATAACATTACTAATATTCGTGAAGAATGGCCTTTGAGTAATCAAGATTTATATAAACATATGATCGAAAAATATGAAACAGAAAATACTTTATCTTCTATACATCACTACGAAACAACAGAAGTTAGAGATGAATACAACCGTCTTGTAGTTCCTTCTGGTCTTCAAGTTGATTCAAATTATTCTATTACTTATTCTAAATTAGGTAATGCTCTTGTAACAGTTTCACCAGTCAAATCAGTTACAAACTATGAATACGAAGTAGATAAAAATGAAAAGAAAAGATTAATTCGTATATTAAAACCTCAATACTTATCTGTGGTTATAACTGATATGAGAAATATTATGAGATATGATAAATCTTCACAATATCTCAATCAAAATACAAAACAATCTTATAACCCAAATCTTACTGGGGTATAAAAACCTTACATACAAAAAAATCCCCCGAATTTTTTTCGGGGGATAAAGTAATTAAAAGTTGATTTTCAAAATCAACTTTCAGCTAATTTTTGAAAGTATGATAAGGTATCATCATCCTCATCTTCATCAACAGAACTAGATTTTGAGGACGAAGTAGTTTTTACTGTAGGTTCAAACTCTTCTTCTTCATCAATAGTTTCTGGGTCTTGGCGTTTTGTTACAGTTTTGGTTCCAAGAACAGAGTCCAAACGCTTCTTCAAATCAGCATAAGATTTAAAGTTTTTCTCATCTGTAAATTCATTTAGATCATTAAGTGATTTATAGATGTTTTCTAGTTCATCATCATTATCTAAAAGTGGGCAGGGTTCAGCAAACTCTGACTTATCATAATTCCAATAACCTTCTACTTTACGAAGTTTCAGTTTAAAGTTTGCACCTTCCCAAAAATCAAATGCATTAATGGGTTTCTCATCATCAAACTCTGGCTTCATTGCAGCCATAATTTTATCAAATACTTTCTTACCAA